TACCGATTGGGAATTTAGCCCCAGCAAATAGCACATCAATGATCTGTGAGTACGCTGCCAGCACCTTCGTCTTGGTAATTTTAACAAAGGCTTTGGACTTCTCACTATCGGTAAACTGTACATCTGCTCCGTATATACCACGGTAATTCCGATAGCCCTCGAGCCACCGCTCCTCATCCGATATTCGATTGTCTTTAGCTCTGGTAAACGCCGAGTTAATAAATGCAACAAGGCCGCTGTATTCTATATTTTCCTGCTCGATGTCGCCATCTTCTTCCAGAGAGATAACCTTATCGGTCTCTGTAGTATCCTCTGGGGAATTTTTAGGTGGGTCCATTAGTGCCATTTAGTATCCAAACACGCTGTCTGAGGGTTGCCATCTCTTTTGGGGTACGCCGTGACCATCATCAAAAGGACTGAAAGCCCGAGGTCTGCTCATAATTCCGTACCGCACGGAGTCGTATGAGTGGTCTGACCGATATCTTCCATCAATGTCATCTCCACCCTTGGGGTCTGAGGGGATCACGGGAAGATCCGCTATAATCTGCCTACAGTTATTGAAGAATATTATTCCGGCTTTCTCGGTTACCGGATCTACCTTTAGGACTTCATGAAATCTGTTCTTGCCAGCAACACGGGCTCCAGCAGATCTATCAGAAGGTCTCCACCTACAGCCCTCGGCAATCATCTCTTCAGCTATTGATGGGCCGAGCTGACCACGCTGATGCCAACAAGAGCTATCGAGGATCCCGTATCCAATACTCTCACCCCTTTCAGCCGCTAGGACTGCTCTGGCGAGGTCTCTTCCCGTGTGCTTACTGAGGTAGAGCTCTCGGTAGACGTAGAGGGTTTCGTAGTTTGGATCGATTGCAAACCAATGGACCGCCGAAAAACTCGAGTAGCCATAGTCGCAGGAACGAAATCTTCTCCATTCTTTGGGTATTTCGAACGGCTCACAAGTGTGCGTACTAATTCTAAACTCTGAAAATGCGGCCCCTTCTGCAATCGACCAATCTCCTTCCAGAAGTTGTCTTCTCTGCATTTCTGGGAGGGAAAGAAGGTTCGCTTCATAGGCTCCGTCTTCTGAAAGATAGGGATTGTCGTAGAGGCTTGCTGGTATAAATCTGCGGTTAAATAGTGACTGCCCAGCATTCTCATGGTTATCTGGGTAGGCAAGGATTTCTCCAGTATCAATATCCGTTGCAGCAAAGGCTGTATTGGGAGGGGCTGGGTCTACAAAGCATCTTTTAACCCATGAGTGTCCCGGCCCCCCGGGGTTGGAAGTCCCTCTCATAAAGATAGGAAGATCTGGGTCTGTTGTACGAAGCCTTGATCTCAGGTAGTTCCACGCGAATGGGGTGGGGTACTGGGTTAACTCATCAAAGGCTATATAACTAAACGCCTGACCCTGATACCGGAGACAATCCTCATCCCTCTCAAGATACGTTAGCCAGAGCCTTGCGCCACTCGGAAACACCCACTGGCTTTTCTTTTCTTGCCACTTAGCCCCTGCAAAAGCTTTTGGATATAGCTCCTGCGTTTTCCAAATGATCTCACGCAGCTCATCGTTGGTTCTACGCAGTATCAGCCCATTAAAGTTAGGGTTTGTGAAATACCTCAAGGGATCCGCTATGAGGCTATACGTCTTACCGCCTCCAGCGCTGCCTCCATAGAGAACCTCACGCTCAACAGATGCTAGGAACTCTGTCTGCGGCCCCTTATTAGGGGTAAAGACAATTTCCTTCTCCTCCGGTACAGCCTCAAAGTCTAGGCTCTCTGTGACCTTTGGGATAAATACCGAGGGCTCAGATGGCTTGTCTGAAGTGCGATCCTGCCAATTGGCAAGTTTTTTTTTCTGAAGAGTTAGGGTTCTTTTAGCATCCGCAGCCTTACGCTTAATCTTTGCCTTGGCTTTGTCCGGACCCGTCTTTGGTGCAACCTTTCGGCGCTGCTTCTTCTGAGCCTTCTCTCGCTCATTATCGGGGTTAACTGCTCGGCGCTGCTTCCAGATATTGTTGATACCTTGGTGAGATATCTTCTTACCTGTCTCATGCGTAAGCCAAGTAGCAGTCTCCCTTAGTGAGCCGCCTTGATCTATGTAATCCAAAGCCTGAGTGATGAACGGCATCATCTCCGGATCTGGTATTAGTATGCAGGGATCGTCTGGTGCAGGAAGATATCCGTAAGGTATCTTTGCGTGGCTGTGCGGTCTCCGCTTCTCTGGGAAATCGTTCATTCAGTCTCTTGTTTTGGTGGTAGGATAAATATCCCTCCCTCTGCCCCTTTTACTTCAAGGGTCTCTTTCTTCACCACACCAGCTCGGTCTAAGACTTCCTTTGCCGCCGATACGATGTTTCGAGCGCCCAATGCACTTGGGTCTGTTATTACTCCGGTTAATCCGGCAGCAGCCTTTGGCGCGTACATAGCAACCATCAAAGTAGCGGCCTCGATAACCTCATCCTTAATGGGCGCTATGGCCTCACGGATGTTTGTGTTCTTGGAATACCCAGCTATATCCATTGCAGCTCTGATATCGCCGTTAGCCTCTCCGGTGATAGCATTTACCAAAGCCTCTTGGCGTTCTGTCAGCTTCTTCATATGTTTGTCCTAAAGTATATAAATGCTGCGCCCACAGCTCCTGTGAAAACAATCCACCAGATCCGTTCAGCAAATCGCAGGGCGTGGCCTCGGGCGGTAGTAACTTCAGTCAGTCTTCGGATTTTCTCCCAGACTAACTTCTGATCTTCCTCGTAATTATCCATACGTTTGAACAACGTAATCATGCGCTCTTCCATCCGAGCCAAACTCACCACTGCGTCAGACAACTTGTCCAACTTGTCCTCAATCCTCGAAAGTCGATCTTCGCTCATGCTTCGATGTCCACCAATTGGCCTTCTAGATATTTTTGTTTGCGGTGGCCCATCTTATCGTAAGACGCTGCCTGTACTTGCCTCTGAGCCTCATCATACGACTTCCTCATACGGGTGAGACTTTCAGTCTGCTGAACCTTAGTCGGATCTAAAGTCGCTATAGGTAAACCTGCTGGCTCTACTTGCTTAAACGCAGGGGGCCGATACGCATCAAAGACCACATTGGTGTGGGTATCAAAGGGCATCTTAGGCATCAGAGGGTCTTCAGAAACAAAGTAAAATAAACCAATCCAGATGTACCGCCTACGACAATCAGAAACAGGGCAGACCAAGTACACCAGTTAATAATACCAGCGATCATCTTCTCTCGCTCTTGGGCTTCCTTCTTACGCTGAACCCTGACTTGGGATTCATATTTTAGGAAGTTGTCCCAAGTGCCCGGTTTTGCATACAAGCGACAAAGTGAGCGGAGTTCCTTTCTCTGTTCCTTGATGGACTCAAGCTGCTGAAACTCTTCAAACGAACTCCCAGACTTACCAAACAGCTTAGACCAAGCAGAGTTCTTCTTCCTATCACCCTTGGCACGAAGGGCTTCTTCAGCCCCGACCATATTGGCAATATTGCCTAACGCCCCTTGGATATCTTTGCCGTTCTGCACAAACTGCTTAACGACTTTGAATCCGGCATTAAATGCCATCATCTCAGCTAACAATTTCCGCCCCCCTCAGAACGAGATCAATCTTCGAATACTCTCCGCCTCAATTCACAACGGGACACGCCAATGTCAGTTAACTGCTTGTCAGTCATATTCTGAAGCTGCCAATAAGCTGCGCGGCGTTCCTGATGCTCTATGGTCTTGCGCCATGCTTTTTTAACTAAGCCAGAAAACGGGAGGTGTATTGCTTTGATCATTGTATTACTCCTAATGTGATCACTAAGAGTAATTATATCACCTTAATTATAACACTACTTCAGACAAAAGGGAATACCCGTCATGCATTTTTTAATATTTTGAAGCACTTGCCTCGAACAACTGCCGTAGATGTATCCGTAAGATACTGCACATCTGCCTTAGTCTGAGTTCGGCAGTCTATCTCCGTGGGGAAAAGCTTATCCACCCTCGCCGCAATATCGCAACTGCGTACATCGAGAGGATTG